CCCGAAAGGGCCAGTGATGTAGACCTATCACTAGGTCTGTCACATAGCAGCTTAAGCTTTAAGGAACTGGACTTGAAGGTTACCCGACGTCTATCCAGAAGGCTCTGGATGTCGGACTAACCCTCTCTTGAGAAGGTTCTTGTGAGAGTTGTTATGTGGTGGATCGCCTCCAAGGCTTTATTCCACGCGTTCAGAAATGAACGTGTGCGTGGCACCTTTGAGGACTTATCATTATCTAGTCGAGAAGAAGAAATTCTAATCGGTAGACGATGCCGGATTGGATCGCACCTAAATGTGATTTGATCTTGTATCGTGGAAATATTAGGGCTTCCTCACGTACGTTAATTAGAAAGAGACTTGAATCGGACTTTGCATTTACGATATAATTTCGTAATATAAGTCGAAACATCCCGAGATCGTGAGCTGAAAGGAAATGCGGTCAACCGCGCCTATATTGGCTCTAGCACTCGCTAGTTAACAGAAAAAGGAAGTCCTGAGGGGCTATTTGATGAAACAGTTCGTCAAAGGCAACCACAGGGGACCCCACCCCCACCTGAATAGGTTGCCTGCGGCCGTGTGCTCCTTTCGTGGAGCACTCGAAACCGAAGGATAGCTAGCTCAGGGCAAGGGAGGTCTGGCAGAGATAGCATCAACAACCGTTCACTAGAAATGGTGAACTAGCCGGGTAGAACCGGTGAAGACTACCTAAACCCTTTGCCAAGTTAGTGGGTAATATGCTAGGTAATACCAAGCTTTATTACTACTAATATGAGACATTTAACACCTTTACAAGTGCTAACTGCCTCGGCTATTTGGCATAGCGCCGTAAAAAGCGCTAAACGATTAGTTGGGCTTCTCGTAAGATCAGCTCCTCTAATCGTAGGGTCATCTTCTGTGAGTTGGGTTAAGGCTGCATTTCACTTTGCACGCTTTGTACGTGTTACCATTATTCACCAGGGACACCGAGGGTTAGCCATTTACCTAAAGTCGGCTAATGTAATGCTAATGCGTTACGTAGCCGGCCACGGTTTGACTAATTCTCGACTCCTAGGTGGAGCAGTGGCATGTAATCATAAGGGGTTACCGCGATTAATACCCGCGGGGATGCGAAAGCGCATTAAAGAGGGTGATATGTCGGTGATCAGATTGTACTTAGGGTTCTTCACTCTTTATAGGGTGTTGAACTTTAGAGGAAAATTGAAGTTATCGACAATCACATCTCCTGGTGTGCCGATAACCGGGTCTTTTATGGAGGAGTGGAGATCATTTGGCAAAGTGTTCTTTACTTACTTATCTAAGTTCGGTGTTCGACGTGCCCGCTCAGATCTCGTTCCGGTACCTTTTGGTGGTCGCGCGGCTTCTATTGTCACGGAGATGCATCCTAACCCAATGGGTATAAAGGGTACAAAACCGGGCCTAGTTGCTTTTACGCGGCCTCCTCGAGGATGCCGTAAGGAGATTTGGGGGTATGTGCCTTCGTTCTTTCCTCTTATGAAATCGGGTCCCAATTCAAAGAAGGGAAGAGTGAACAGCGCTAATGTTGTTTATGATTTCCTTGCTTGGATTCAACGTCCTTTACTGTTTCATTCCTACCAAGTGCTTGTGGCCATAACGCGGTCATGGGTTTTGTTTCCGTCAGTAATGGCGGATACATTGGCTTACCTAACAAGTAAGCACCCCATATTAGTTAGCCCGCACCATGGAGCATTTTGGTTTGGAGCGTTATCAGTCAAGGAGGAACCTGGGAAATTACGTGTCTTTGCGATGGTGGATTCTTTAACTCAATGGTTATTGTATCCTTTGCATCGGATGATCTTCGACAAAGTCCTGAGGTTAATCCCTCAAGATGGGACCTTTGACCAGATTGCTCCTGTTAAGCGCTTAATAACCGCTTTGCAGGCTGGTCGGGACCATCGGGTTTGGTCGTTTGATTTATCCGCGGCAACTGATAGAATTCCCGTTTTGTTACAAGAGGTATTACTAGGGATCTTCATGACCCCGGAGTTTGCGCAGCATTGGCGAGCCATCTTGTGCGATAGGGAGTATCGAGCACCGGCTGAACTGGTAAAACAGGAAGGCTGGAAAAAGGGTCCTAACGGACTCAAGCTTGGTAGATCTCTAAAGTATGAGGTTGGTCAGCCGATGGGAGCGTATAGCTCTTGGGCTATGTTGGCTCTAGTTCACCATATGATGGTGCAATACGCCGCTTGGAAAGCGGGATGCAGAGGTTGGTTCGAGAAATATGCGGTTCTGGGCGATGACTTGGTGATAGGAGATCACCTTGTTGCCAAACAGTACTTAGAGCTTTGCCGTGTAATTGGTGTGGAGATTAATCTGGCGAAATCTATCGTCAGTGACAATCTTTCACTCGAGTTCGCCAAGCGGTTCTTCTATAAGGGACAGGAGGTAACTCCGGTTCCTTTATTAGGACTTGCTGTAGGCTGGCTCGGTGTGCGAGATGTTGCTGAGATAGCTCGACAGGTTAAAGACCGAACAGGTCGTACTCCTAGCCATTACATGGTTGGGCGATATGTAAATTTAGGTCTGAAAGCATGCTCAGGGTTAGCTGAAAAGCTAATCTTTAGTATGGGACGTAAGGCTAAATCAATCGTATTACTTCTAGCTCGGCCCGGCGCTATCCATGGCGTTTCTTCGCTCCTTCAGTGGTACACCCTTACACGCGCTAGCGGTAAGGTGTTGTCCACCGAGGGGGCGTGGGAAGCGATTGCTGGAGCAGTACACCATCGGATATCCCATTTCAAGTCACTAAATCTTAGACGACGTCTTTTCAAAGCTTTAGTTAGCTTTGATATCTCACGATATATGAAAGGCGTCTTCTCTGATCGAATGGCTTGGTTTGGTATAGCTGAATGGTGGAATAACTCTGTAATCGTGCCTTACAAGGCTCCCATGCTTAGAAAGCTGGACGAGATAGATGTAATGATTTCCGGAGTCAACCAGGCTATTACGCGTAAGGATGAGAATTCTCTCCTCATTCTCTTACAAGCTATGGAGGATCTGGAAGAGCAGATTTCGTTGGTGCCCTCTGAGGTTCAGTTCGAAAGAACGGACCAGGAGCTTGCTGGGCGAAAGCCCGACAAGTTTCCTCGCAGAGTGCGCGGATGGACTAAGCTAATAAAGAAATTCCGTAGAGCCTATCAAGATGCACAGCACAAGTAGAAGATATACGCTAACGTATATCGGTAGGTAAGCAATTCGGACTTGATTACTCAACGTGAGTTGAGGAATGGTGAACTTAGTGAAAGCTAGGTAAGCTTCCGAGCCTGACCGACGATATCTTTGAAAGAGCTTTTCACCTTGGATAGGTGCGTTCTAGCTTATACCCCAA